ATCGAAAACCTATCCAATAAGCGATGGCGACTAAACAATCTATACAAGATAGTTGATACTCAAGAGAGGTCGAGACTCTTTGAGATGAATGACCAGCAACGCCAGATCTATGACACTTGCCACAATGAATCGGGAAAAATGTTTCTATCTCCAAAGATACTTAAGACGAGGCAGATTGGCATCACGACACTTTTTGCCCTTTCATATTTAGATGACGCAATATGGAATAAAAATATTAATGCCTACATTCAATCTCATGACAACAACTCAATTGAGAAGATATTCAGGATAGTCCGATATGCGTACGATAATATGGTTTCAGCTTTAAAGCCTCAATTAGACAGGGGCGGCGGATCAAAGTATGAACTTTTTTTCCCTGAAATTAATAGCAGAATTTATGTAGGACTAGAGAACAGATCCTCGACCGTTCACCGATTGCACTTCTCTGAGCTTGCATTTCAGGACAAGGATAAGGTCGCAGCAACAATGGGAGCGTTCCCAAAGCATCTTAAATACTCAGCAGAAACAACGCCCAATGGCATGAACTGGTTTCACGATGATTGGCAAGCAGCAGGGCAATATCATACAAAGTTCTTCTTCCCTTGGTTTAGATACAAAGACTATGCAATCGAAGGGATTAACACAGGGGCTTACGACGACGAGGAGCGATTGCTAGCCGATAGGTATAAGCTAACCAGACCTCAGATCGAATTCAGGCGTTATAAGATCGCTCAGACCGATAAGAGAATGTTCCTGCAGGAGTTCGCAGAGAATGAACAGACCTGCTTTATGATGTCTGGAAGTCCAGTTGTAGACGTTTTACAAATTGAGAAGCACCGAGCAGGGGCAAAAGAGTTTAGCATTGTAAACGGATGTAAAGTGTATATCCCATTTAAGAAGGGCGAGATCTATGCGTGTGGATCTGATACAGCAGAGGGCAACTTAAAAGGATCTTCTGACTGGTCAGTATCTACGATTCTTAACTCAAAGCGACAACAATGTGCTGTGCTTAGGATGAAGTGCAAGCCGTCCGACTTTGCACACGCAACGGTTAAACTATGCGAGATGTATTCGGATGGTAAAAAGAACTGGCCTATTTTGGCAGTTGAAAGAAATAATCATGGTCATGCGGTGCTTCAGGAATTGGAAGAACATATAATGTATCCGAATTTATATTACCATACCGATGAGAAAAGAGGTTGGCCAACAGATCGGGTTACTCGTCCGATCACTATAGATACATTCGTATATGCAGTTGAAAATCATTCGGTTGAGATAAACGACAAGGACACTTTGGATGAATTATTGACACTGGTTGATAACAATGGCAAAATTGAGGCATCAACCGGACAGCACGACGACTGTATTATGTCTAGTGCTATCGCACTTCAAATGTTGGTAGAAGCGTCGAGGCAGACCGCCCTAGACGATCCCTACAAAGCAATCATGACAAGGTAACTATGGCTAAAAGAATATTTGCTGATTCACGCAAGAAAAATAAGATTGTCGAGAACATGGAGATGAATACGGTTAGGGATTCGTCTTACTATCCTGAAACGTATGACAAGCCTTATAACCCTGATAAATTATATAAAAAGCATTACGATTATACGATCTATGATGATATGAGGCTTGACGATCAGGTTTCTATCTGTCTTCAGATGAAGAAGGATCTAATACTAGGGGCAGGATTTGACTTTGTATCAAGCGACGAAACACATAAGCCAATCGTTAAAGAGCTTACAAGTATCTTTGATGAACAGGTAGATTGCCCATTTGATGAACAACTAGAAGAAGTTTTAAGTGGCTGTGAGTATGGGTTCTCTGTATCAGAAAAGATCTTTAAATTAACCAAAGACAATCGTCTTTCCTTTAGTCAATTCAAGACAAGGCATCCAAACACATGGCTACTTGAAACCGATGAGAAGGGAACAGTTTCTAAATATATCCAGAGAGGCGGCAAGGAAGGAGACAAAGAGATTAAAGAAAATGCAGTAATGCACTATATTAATCGTTCGAGATTCCAAAATGCCTACGGTGAATCAGACCTCAGACCTGCTTACGAGGCATGGTTTGCCAAACGAGAGATCACAAAATACTTTGCAATATTCCTAGAGAAGTCAGCAAGTCCAATACCTGTAGGGAAATACCCTGCGCACTTCAAGGAAGATCAAAAAGAAGCCTTGTTAAATGCCCTTAAGAAGTTCCAGACAAAGACCTGCCTTGTTATACCCAAAGAGATGGAGATTCAATTTCTAGAGTCTTCTAATACTGGCGAGTCCTTCAGATCTGCAATTAATATATTTAATATGTTCATTGGCCGTTGCCTTGCGATTCCAGACCTTCTAGGATTCCAAGGATCTGAAACAAGCGGTGGTTCTTATTCTTTAGGTAAAGAACAGATGCGCATTTTCTTCATGCACATAGGCAGGAGAAGAAAATACCTTGAGAAGTTAATCAATAAGCATCTCATTAAGCCTATCTGCATTTACAATTATGGTCTATTCGATAACTATCCAAAGTTTAAATTCAATCCGATATCTGAAGAGTCTGCTTACGAAGCGGTTAAGACTTGGACTGGATTAATTAATACAAAAACATTCATTCCCAACGATGCAGAGATAAACCATGTTCGAGGTTTGTTAAACTTCCCAGAGGGAACAGTCGAGAAGGTGCAAAATGTTGGACAGCCAAGCGGATCAAATACTCCAAGTATTCCTAGCGTCGATAATAGTGGTAATGCTCCTGCTAGTTTACCCAAAGCCGAGGTAAAAGAATTCAAGTTGAAGATGGAAGGAGACTATCATAAAAAGGTAGACTTTAAGAAGATTGAAACTCAATTAGATTCTTACCTTGATTCAACGATGAATGAGTTGAAGCCTGTTATTAAATTCATCTATGGCGATCTTATAGATCAAATAGAGAAGAAGAGGATTATAGAGAAGAAGGACATCGAAAGAGCAGAGACACTACAAGTTAAGAGAATGAAAGATGTTAAGATAATTCTCAAGAACGCATTCAGGGCACAATATCAAGATGCAAAAAAGATGGCACAGCAAGAGCTATTTAAAAGCGACTTCGCAGTCCCATTGCCCACTGACGAGTTTATGAAGTTCCTAGAGGATGAGACATATCAGTTTGTAGGCGATTGGTCTTACAATATTACAAAGAGAGTTAAGAACCTTTTGATACAAGCGATCAAAGACGGCAAGCCAATGTCAGAAGTTGCCAACATCCTAAACAGTGATGGCGAACAAATGTCAACAATAGAATCAGAGAGATATGCTAGAACTAAGTTTACCGAGGTCATGAATCGAGGCAGACTAGAGTTCTTCGATGAGTCTGGGATTGTCACAGGCTACCAGTTCAGCGCAATCCTAGACAACTCGACCTCTGATATATGTGAAGGATTGAACGGCAAGATCTTTGCAAATGGCGATCAACCGATACCACCACTTCATTTTAATTGCAGATCCCTTTTAATACCTATAACAAAGTACGAGAAGATGGAACCGGATTCTAAAGTCGGGAGGACAGACATAGATGTATTTATTGATGAAAACATTGGAAAGGGATTCCCTAAACAATAGGAGTAAACGGATGCAGCCACAAGTAGATTTATTATATAAAGTTATGGTTGAAAGATTTGATGGCATAGACAGCAAAGTTGATAAGCTCGAAAGCAAAGTCGATGACTTGTGCAACTTTAAGTGGAAAGTAATAGGCTTTTCTAGCTGTGTGGTTGGGATTATTTCAATGATAAGCTATTTTATAAAGTAGGTGAATTATGGGCGCAAAAGATTATGATGGCAGATTGTTAGCTACGTTCTTTCCTAAATTGCAAGAGGCCTTTGACTTAACGGCAAGCTCTTACAAAACTGTTATGCTTCAGACGGCTACCGCATACAGATTTCAGACAGAATCGGGGCCTGTTAAATACTGCCTGACTTCAACCGATATAAGCTCTTTAACCGCAGGTGCGATAGGAAACTTTAATGCAGATGCGTGTATGTATGTTAATCAAGCCACATTCGGACTAGGATCTGAATACAATTTTGTAACCTATTATAATCCAAATATTGTCACAGTAAGAATTTATACTGAGAGGATGTAAGATGTTTGGCGAGTTAAAATTAAATGAATCAGATTTTATAAAGTTCACCCCTGAAGGTGGGCTTGCTGTTAAATTATTGAATAGAACTGGTGGCCCAACTACCAAGGGATATGTTGTCACTACGGATACTACAGTAAAGGGTGGCTTCACATATATCCCAAATGGCGATCCAGATCCTATCGGTGTTGTATATGATGATGGCATTGCACATAGTCTAGCGTGTTGGGTTGTGGTGTCAGGAATAGCGGAAGTTAATTTTGCTGCATCTATTTCAACAGGGTGGTTTGCAAGATCTCAAGTAACAGCATCTGCCTATACAATAGGATTAGCAGTTGGTGAAGCACTCCCGACTCCTCCGTTTGCTACTGATAAGCATTTTCTAGAGATTGGACACATATTGGATGGTGGAAGCGCAGGTTTACACAAGTGCATTTTACATTTCAACTAAGGGGCTTTTATGGCAGATAAAGGAAAGATAATCGGGAAGGAAATATTCTCAACCGGAAACTGGAATGGTGACGACTATATAATGAAGGATCTCGAAGAGATGGTTGAGACTTTTAACGCCACCAATTCAAACTATAAGCCCTATATTAAATTAGGTCATGACGAAGATCAAAAGCTACTTCAGAACGATGGGCTTCCTAGTGCAGGATGGGTTGAGAACCTAAGAATCAAAGGATCTAAGCTTGTTTGCGATATTGTAGACATTCCCGACAAGATATTTAAACTCATTAAAGAT